GTTTCCAACAGTTTGAACAAAATAAAAGCGAACAAATTCAATGCCGGGGCGGCATCGGATGAGCTACTTAAGTGGCTGAAAGATCGGGGGCTTTAATCCCAGTGTGTAGCGGTGGCAGCGTAGCCGTCGCCTTCAGTCGCAACGATTGCACGGATGAAGTTGATCTCAGTGAGTGCAGCCAAACTGATAATGGTCAAGCCAAGAGCGGCGGTAATTGCTGGTCCGACGATTACCCAGTTGCCAGTACCAGCCGTCGGTGCCGGGAATGTTACTGCCGGGTTACCAGCAGCTTGTGCGGTAATAGCGGCAAATAGATCACCACCACCAGAACCAGCGGTACCGGCTGCAACAACAACAGATGAACCACCTGCGTTTGCACTAGTGACCTGGAAAGCTCCACTAACAAATGCGACAGAACCACCAGCTACCTGTGCGCTCATCAGTGCAGCAATTGTAGCGTAGTCATCAGTGGGTGCTACTACAATCGAAAGTGTCTGTAAAGCACCACCGTCAATCGTTACGTCGAAGTCATAGGTATTGGCTGCTAGTGCAGGCACTACTGAACCAGCGGGTGCGCCTGCTACAAGAGCATCAGCGAAACCGGATAGTTCGATACCTGGGTCTGGAACCTGCTCCATATTGATAGGAACCTGATTGGAGAGGTTACCAGTACGCTCTCCACGGAACATCCAAACAGCATTCGTTTGGTATTGCACGGCACCGGCACCAAACATTTGCACGTGTAACTCGGGGGCGTGTGTGGAAAAGTAATTTCGATCTGTGTGAGCACCGAGCATTTCTACTACAGTATCGCCAGCTTTCAATCTTTCTATACGTGCCATTGCTTTGTTCCTCAGAGTATGCTATAGTATTTATGTCTTTACCATTATAATGGAGTCAGTACTATGCGAACTATTTATGATCAAACCCGTGCGGATATCCTCAAGGTATACGCTGTAGCCAGAGCGTCATCCGATTTACAGGGTGTTCCATCCAGCACCATCGAACTCATGAAGGACAGTACTATTGCCAGGGTGGATGAAATGGAGGCTGCTTCCAAGGCTGCTAAGGGCGATTGTGATTGCTGCGGCTGTGGGAAGTGCGGATAACCATTGAAATCAGCACGGGTTGGGGGTAAATAATATACTACCCCCAACTCACCGAGGCGGAAATGTTAAAGACCGATAAAACCTGCACTTGTGGAAATTCCACCCACGAAAGAACTCTCACTGAAAATTTCAAATTTGTATGGGAATGCACCGAGTGCCATGCGCAGAGTGCCTACCGCAACAAGGCAAGTCTGAAGAAGAACCAGAAATTTCAAGAGGTTGCGGTCACCACTCCCCAGAAAAAGGCTCTTACTAAACTCCGAAAGGACATCATCGAGCACGACGGTGAAGGCTATGAATTCAAAGAATTTATCCTGGATTCCGGCAGTCAGGGATCAATCTTCTTGACCTCAATCACCGGGAAGCCCGATGACGAAGGTACGATGGATTACATAACCGCAAGAAAATCAAGGCATATTTTCGTCAGCGAGCGGGGCGACCTTGAAATATTGTCATCCGGTGGTGAAAAAATCACCGAGTACCAGCAGATCATCTCTAAAATTTCTTGACAGAATTTTCATTCTTTGGTATACTTGCTTCTCATTTTGAGAGAAACGTACCGGAGACCATAATGAAACAACCATTTTACAAGCATCACCCGCTGATGATAGCCGTCCTCACGTTCATGTTTTTAATATTCGGGTCACCCAATTCGAATGCTGCCAAAGGTGATTTCTGGTTGGAAGTCAATGGCACCTCGTTCCATGGTGAATCTGATTACCACGACGGTTATGAGCGCCGGTATGGTGAACTCCGTGATCTCGTCGGTCACCCAGGTTGTTGTATTGCCAACGAAGATTACACCCGACTCTACGTGAAAGAAGAGCGCCGGAAGAACTACAACTCCGCCAACTATGGTTTTGGTCTGAAGTACGGGATTGCCAAGTACGCTGATGCCTTTGTAGGCTTCTACGACAACAGCTACGAGAAGACCTCCTTTTACGGTGGTGTCAACATCAAGCGTGACTTCTATCCCGGTGGTGGTAAGTTCCGTGTTGCCCCCGGTCTGAAACTGGGTCTGACTACCGGATACGAGGATACTCCCGACGACGACGCTGCCTGGGGTCCGGGCGGTACCGCACCTATGGCTGTCCCCAACATCGAAGTTGGTTATGGCTCCGTGTACACCAATGCTGGCTACATCCCGGCTATCGGCGAGCAGTCAACCTGGGTTGTCATGGTCCAGGGTGGAATTCGGCTGGATTTCTTGAAATAATTCCTTGACAGAATTTACCAGGGATGGTATACTGTCTTTTCAGTTACAGGAGAGAAATCATGATCTACATGCGCAAATCACGGTACGGTATGGTTGGTGTCACCATTGGTGAAGACAGAGCGGTTATCACGTCGCATGACCTCCCAGGATCGGAAATTCTTGGTAAGTTCGACACTCCGGAACAAGTCATCGCCGTATACCATGCGCAGATCGACGAGATCGATGCCAACATCGCAGCGATGAAACAGAAAGCAGAAATTGGAGCCCCGTTGGATTGGGAGCCGCCACAAACTCATTGATATGAAATGGGGGAGGTTTCCCCCCCCGTTCCACTTACTCGGCGTCTTTCTCTTCCGGCAGCCCGAGATCGGCAGCAAAGAATGACTTGGTGGTGTACCCATCACCAACCCCAGCTATTTTAGCCTCAGACTTCATAGACCGGTAGCAGACAGTCGCATTCGCCACTGAGGCAAACACGTCATCCTTGATCCCGTCAACCGTGGCGGCATATGCCTTCACGTTTCCAGAATTGATCCCGAGGGAACTACCAACAGCCCACGCATCCTGGTTTGCACCAAGATAGATCGTTGACCAGCCCTGTCCTTCCTTGGTTTCCAGCAGCGTCTTGATTTGGTTCTGCTTGAACTCCTGGGAGGTATTCTCGTCACCGTCCGTGATAACCACGAGTAAGACCTCGGGACTCCCCTCGATGCCCTCCAGGGCACTCTCGGTGCGACACACAGCCTTACCGATTGCATCGTACATCGGCGTGCCACCACGTGGCTTGTAATGTTCCTCGGTGATCTCGGGGATATCAGCAAGCGGGACCATATCCATAATGGTATCGATATGAACTGAGATATCACCATGCCAACCTTCCGAGTCGAAAACAGTAACCGATACCAGGACGATATCATCGTTCTTGTCTTCCTTCATGGTGTTGATATAGTTGTTTAACCCCTCTCGGGTTGCGCTGGCAATGCCCCGCATTGATCCGGACATGTCCAGAATGATGTGGCACAGGGTGTCAGCTTTGATCTTCGGTGTTTCTACAATCTTTTGATTCTTCATGATAAATTCCTATATGGTATGTTATTTGCGATATTTCGTTGAGTTCCATCCTGCGGGAGGCTTGCACCCACTGGTGACATTGGGGGATGCCGGGAATGGATTTGGCATTTCTACCGGAACCGGTTTGAACTGTTCCACCGGAACACCGAGCTTTTTCAGTCCCTGGATCGTGTCGTAATACAAAACGAACACGGACTCCGGACTTTCTGAAGCACGCTCGAACTCAGCATCCTGAGTTTTGAACTCGGTTGCCTCGCCGAAGCCGGTACCCAGACTCTTATCGGCATCTACGTCGCAGCAATCAGCAGTACTGGACACCGTATATTCCGGTTGTTCCAGCCCGCCAACTACTGTCGAAGAAAAGCACTGATGGGAATACATTTGGTTCCCACCGATTGGCTTGAACGGGTCGTAGGGTTGGTGGTTCATTTCACGAAGGATGTTGAACGGTTGCACGATTTTCTCTCTGAAAACCATAACGCCGATCATCCCCTGGTTGATAGGATTGGCACCCATCTCTTCGGAATAGGTCTTATCCCTCGAAGATGAAGCATTCTGCGGTTTGAATTGAAACTTTGCAGCCTGATCGTTGTCAACCATCCAGCCGGGTATCGTAATAACAGCCCACGGATCAATAACATATCCTGGGGAATTCACTCCGCAGTTTTCTCCATCAAGCACATTCAAGCCATCCACAGACGGGATTGCCAGGATACGATTGGGGGTTTTGTTGCGGATTTGAAGTTCATAGACGGAGTTTTTACGTCCTTCTATATAGGTATGCCCAGTAAACTGGACCTCTGTGACGGGGCGACCATTAACCAAGATCGACACCTCACAGTCACGTGACGTGTTAAACATTGTACTTCTCCTGTTCGACTTGGGACTTTAATGCCTAACTAACACGCTAGGTCTTGTCTTGATACTGCCCAAGAGTTTAAGTTAAATGTGGACTACTGGAGAGTAGCCTACATTCTTATATATGGTTAATGCTCATAGGAAAGTCGAGGTTCTGGGGTAAATACATTAATGAACAAGAGGACACACCATGAGTGAATTCCAAATTACAAACGAGCAGGGCGCAGATACTGCCGATATGGTCAAATCCCCGGAGGCTAAAAAGCGTCTGGAGAAGCTTTATTATGATAATTATCTGTTACTTGGCGGTAGCAACATCGAGGTCGATTTGGAGGACGAGGATTACGACGCAGCATTTCGTGGTGCCACAGAGACGTACCGCATGATGTCTTCCGGGTCCGTGTATAAGTCATACGGTGTTCTCAAACTCGAACCTGGGAAGAATGTCTACACCCTCGACGAGCGGGTTGACAACGTATTGAAAATCTCCCGATCCCGTGGTCTGTTCGGTGGTGCCGCTGGTGGTTCCGGTGCATTTGAATCCTTCGGTGCCGCAACTGCAAATACCCTCCTCAACGGTGGGCTTGGTCAGAACGGTGCGGCCTTCGACTTGTTCTCGTATGATTCTGTGTTGCAGTACCAGGAGACACTGGACCGCCTGTTCGCCCGTGAGATGCATTTTGTATTCCGCCCGGAGACGAACACCATATTGATAACCCAACTTCCGAATGTTGATGAGCACGTGGTTCTTACCGTGTACGTTCTCAAGTCTTACGAGGAGTTGCTTCGGGATCATTTTGCTTACATGTGGTTGAAGAAATACACCATGGCGAATCTTAAAACCATACTAGGTGAGAAGTACCGCTTGTTCTCAACTCTACCCGGAGCCCAGGGTGGTACTGTTATGAAAGGCGAGCAGCTGGCAACTGAAGGTGCTCAAGAGCGTGACAAGCTGGAAGAGGATGCTCTCCTTTATATAGACGGGCAAGAAGTGCCCCAGCCGATCCGAGGTTAAGTTGTGAAACTACGCTCATTCCTCAAATCCATAAATTTGAACGAACAAGAGCGTTCGGAACCGTTTGTGTGGAATGATAAGAAAGTACATAGCATTTATAAACGCCTCGGTGCAGTAGACGACGGTGGTGATAATTGGTTTATGAGGAACCCTAATGCCAAAGTTTAAACCAACAAAGCCGTTCGGACTCTATAAGCAAGGAGCCCACTTCGGCAACCAGTCAAAAAACAGTAGGTTCCTATCCAAGTTGATGAAAGGTCACTTGGAGATGTCTGGTGTGTGGTGTAATATCTACCGACTGAAAGGAACGTTCGCCCAGGACGCAGACCCACTTGGCGTTCGCCAGGATGATAATGACTCCCCGGTACCGGTGGAAGCATCAGGGCAGGAGCCACTGGATGTCGGATCGTTCATGGGTATTCAAGACCCGATCCTCAATGAGAACAGAGACCGTGAATACGACTTTGATGAGATTCCGATCATCAAGGGTGCGTACACCGTTTCCCAAAACGAATTAGAATACGCCCGATTCGGTCTGGCGTTAGCCAATGATATCCTCACCATGGAATTCCATGCTGAGACTATGGAGATTCAACTTGGTCGCAGAATGATCCCAGGTGATGTGGTTGAGCTACCCCACCTGCGTGAGGTCGGTCTCGACGGGCGTGTGGCAAACCGTTGGTATGAGGTTGCTTCCATTGTCTGGTCCCCGACCGGGTATGACCCGATGTACGCAAGACACATCTCTGCCGTGATACTGAAGCCCCTGCGTCACCAGCAAGAATTCCTCGACCTGTTCGAGCGTGTTGATGAGTATGGCAAGACCTTGGCTGAGCAGATGTCCACCAAGGATGCCGTCATGGCAATCACTGAGGCTAATCAAGAGCTTGCCAACGAGCACGCACACACAACGTGGTTCGACACGACTTATATGTATTTCGATCCAGACCACCCACAGCGTAAACCGTACCGCTGGATGGAAGATGGCTTACCAGACAATGGCTTACCGGTCGGGCAAGGCATCGAGTTCCCATTCAACCCGTCCGATGGTGACTGGTTTATAAGGGTTGACTTTGAGCCTAACCGTTTGTTTAGGTTCGAAAATAACAAATGGAAGATGCGTGAGAAAGACATCAAGCGTGAGTGGCAGCCGTACAACTGGGTTGTCAAACTCCGTGAGTTTATGTCGGATCGCTCATGCGAAGATAAGGACCGTAATTGGGAACTGCGTTCAATCCATGACGTACTCACTGATAGGGAACGTCGCTCCGATCCGTCACCGGATAATCCGACTGAGAATGTTGAAGCTGACGAGATATCCCCAGGGAAGCACGCCGATGCAAACCCCTACGGACCCACGAACCAAGGAAATAAGTAATACAACAAGGTGTAGATGATGACGTTAAAACGTAAACCATATTTTTATGATAACCAGCTTAAGCGATTGCTTTTACAGATAATGTCGTGCTTTGCGGGGTATCAGGTAAGGACCGGCAACCAGCGAGATGGTAAGCATCGGTTCCTCGACGTGCCGATTATATATGGTGACATGCAGCAAACCGTCGGCTACATCATGCAGGGTGGCGGCGGCAACACGGCGTCATATCTCCCCATCATGTCTTTGTTAATGACGAGACTCTCGCAAAAGGCAGAGTGGAGGCAGAACCCGCAGCACTCGGAGAAATATAGTTTCCTCGAACGTGCTATGACCCCGGATGGGGAACTGTTGGTGAATCAGGCTGGGCAGAAGAAAACGGTCGAACGTTTCATGCCGGTGCCTTACGATATGACTGTCGATTTGTCGATATGGGCATCGAACCAGGATCAGGCTTTCCAAATCGTGGAGCAGCTGACGACCGTGTTCAACCCCGATATTGATATCCAGCTGTCGAATTCACCAGCTGACTGGATTTTTTTGACATCTCTGCTGTTCCAGGGTGATGTCAACATGGAAAAGGTGGTACCGACCGGAACCGAAGTTGATCCTATGTATACGTACACACTGTCATTTGACACCGTGATATGGATGTCGCCACCGGCGAAAGTATACGAAACTAAACACATTTATGAAGTCAATATGTCCATTTTAGATATGGAAGACGGCGATGATTTCGATGAATATCGTCCCCTGGATGGTTGTGTAATAAAGGCAGACGAGGACGATGTTCAGTTCCTTGAATCCCTTCAACCACCCGGCAACGACGATCACGACGACGAATTGTGCTAAACAAGCATTAGAAATCAGCGACCTTGGTAAATATTGATATCCACATACAATTCTAGGGTAGAGGAAGATAAGAATGACATCTCCAAATGTATCAGTAACCGTTAATGACCAGAGCATTTATTCTGAGCCTAGCCCTCAAACGGTTCCGCTGTTTGTATTTGCAACCAGGGCAAATAAAATTACTCCTGATGGTTCCGGAACCGCTCCTGGTACTACAGAATCTAATAAACTTCGGGTAGTTTCTTCGCAGCGTGAACTGCTTCAGAATTATGGCAACCCGGTGTTCGTAACTGCCGACGGTGACCCCGTAAACGGCGACGAGACCAATGAATACGGTCTTCTTTCAGCTCACTCTTTCCTCGGACAGGGAAGCAGGGCATATGTTATACGTGCAGACATCGACCTCGGTCAGCTCGTTACCACTGATGTCGAGCCAGTTCTTCCTCCCCCGGACAGCACTTACTGGATCGATGAAGATGCAGTGGTTGGTGGTATCTTCCGCTTGGTTGGTGCAACTTGGCAGGCAGTTCCTTTCTCAGTATACACCACCACCCCTACGTCAGTAGATGGTGTAGATGGTGACTGGGCGTTTGACTACTCGAATGCCGATGGTGCTATCAAGTTCAAGAATGGTGGCGTGTGGCACGTAGCCTCAGATGCCGAGCTTCAGGCTGAGTACGGTGCAACAACCAACTTACATGTTTCCCAAACTGGTCCGGTTACTCCTGACGTTGGTGACTTCTGGTACAAGACAACTTCTTCTGCCGGTGGAACCAACTTACAGCTGACCCGTTTCCGTGCCGCTGATGGCGTCTGGATTACCCAGGCTATCATCCGTGATACTGTGATGCCGGTTCCTAACGAAGGTGTTATCTGGGAAGACGTTTCATTCATCAACATCACTGGTGCCCGCCCGCTTTATGTCGGCACTGGTCTTGAGTTCATCCCACTTCCAGTTTTTGTACAGAACGATGCTCCGGTTAGTGAGCCAGCAACTGGTACCTATTGGTTCGATGACAACATTACTACTTTCGGTCTGTATGTTGAAGGTACAGATTACGGTTATGGCAACCAGTGGGTTCCTATTGAAACCACCACCGTGTCAAACCCGACTGCGTTGCAGAAAGTTATCTCCGGCTCCGCTCCTGCGTTCCCGAACGTTGGTGCTATCTGGGTTGACATCTCAACCGCCGACAACATTGACAACTGGCCAGTGATCAAACGCTGGGACGGTGCCATCTGGGGCGATATCACCAGTGCTGTTCTTATTCAGTCTGATGACCCGAATGCGTCCGCTGTGGTGAACGGTACCTACTGGATGAACACCGGCGAGTCTCAGACCCGCAACACCGTCAAGGTTTATGATCCCACATTCGAGGCCGTTACGGTCACCTTTGATGGTTCTACCTACAGCGTGGTTTCCGAGACTGGCAACTACTGGGCTCCCGCAACTGGTGACACTTTCGGTCGCCGCTCACAGCGTGAAATCGTTGTTGAGAAGATGCAGTCATCCCTGGTGGTCAACGACGAGATTCGTGCCGAAGTGAACTATTTCCAGCTCATCACCAGTCCCGGTTACCCTGAACTGTATGACGAGATGAATGCTCTGAACACCGACAACAACGAAGTTAGCTTCATCGTTGCCGATACTCCGAAGTTCATGATTCCGAATGGCATCCCGACTGGTCGTGAAGTTACCGCAGCTGAATGGATCACCAACGCTAATAACGTTGTATCCACCGGTGAAGATGGTTTTGCTTCTGCCCCGTCCGTATACGCTGGTTTCTGGTACCCCTGGGGTATCTCCACCAACGTTGACGGCAACGACGTGTTCGTTCCGCCTTCACACTTCATGATGCGCACTATGGCTTACAGCGATCAGGTTTCTGCACCTTGGTTCCCGCCTGCTGGTTACACACGTGGTCGTGTTGACAATGCTGGTTCTGTTGGTTACCTGAACAATGATGGCGAGTACGTGCCAGTGCAGCTGATCAAGTCTCAGCGTGACGTTCTTTATGAGAACAACATCAACCCGATTGCGTTCATCCCGAACCGTGGTTTGACTGTCTTTGGTCAGAAGACCAACGCAGCAACCGCTTCTGCCCTTGACCGTGTAAACGTCGCCCGCCTCATCGCCAAGATGAAGTACGACCTTACCCGTCTCCTGGAGCCGTTCCTGTTCGAGATCAACGATCCGGTCACCCGTCGCTCTGCAACGGTTGTTACCGAAAGGTATCTTGCTGGTCTTAAATCCCTTCGTGCTCTGTTCGACTATGCAGTACGTTGTGACGAGGCTAACAATCCTCCGTCGGCAATCGACCAGAATGAACTGTATGTTGACGTGGCTATCAAGCCTGCGAAGAGCATCGAGTTCATCTTTGTACCGATCACAATACTTGGCACCGGTGACGAATTCCCGTTCTAATCCGAGATAGGTATTGAAAAATTGAAGGGGTGTGATCATATTAAGATCATGCCCCTTTTTAATTGGGGCGGATAAATTGGAAGATATTATGATAACAGAATCTGGTGGTATAGAAGAAAATAAGCCACCCGAGCTGAAGAGTTTGAATTCGTTCGCCAAACTACTTGACGGGGCTGTCCCCCTGGAAGGTACTCCTTTTTCTGGGATGGGAAAACGTAAATACATTCAGATAAAGCTGAAAAAGCATAATATCGCATTCGAACTATTTGCCGAAAGTATCATCAGTCCAGCCCCAGCAGATGTCGGTGTCGGTTACGAAGAAACTGATGTAATTCAAAATCATGGAGTAATCCGGTACAATATCACAAACGATACCGACACTATCGAGGATCGCCGATTTGAAGGGGATTACATCCCATTCACCGATTTCCTGGAACAATATATTTCCGGGGATAACGCAAGGAATTCCATAGAACTCTATATGGATCAACTGATTGAGAAATCCAAGTTGACAGAAACGTTCTTCACCAACATGAATAAATTATGGAATGATAGAGAAATCAACACACCGAGGATTTACGAAATACCAATATGCTAATTTTACTCAGTCACGGTTCTTCTGTAGCCCAGGAGGACAACATAGTTTCCGGGCAGGTTAACCACTTGATGTCAGAAGCCGGAAGGGAAGAAGCCACCGATGCCGGTAGGAGCTTGGCTGACTATGATATTGACTATGTGTTTTGCTCGGACCTTGAGCGATGTCAGGATACCGCCAATATAGTGCTGGCGACTAACAACTTCTCAGATAATGTGGAAATGGAACTGGTCCAGGAACTCAGGGAACGATCTTACGGCTCTCTCGAAGGTACCCCATACCCTGAAGTCAGGAAAGCCCTCCCTCCCAGGAAATACAAACTGTGGAACCGGGATTATTTCGAAGCTCCCCCACAGGGCGAGTCCTTACAGGATGTGGAACAGCGGCTTATACCATTCCTCAAGGAAACAGTGTTCCCGCTGGTTGATGACAATAAAAATGTTTTGTTAGTGACCCATAATGATGTGATAAAAACCATCATCGGACACTTGAAGAAATCAGACGAAACTGATATTATAAGGTGGAATATAGAAAACGCTATTCCCTATTTCTTTTACGGTAAAACTTGCGACTAAAGGGGCACGCACGTAATGACATCTGATGATGACATGGTTATTATCGCCGGTACTTCTATTCCGGGGCTGGCAGACAAGATATCAAGACAATCGTGTGGGAAAAATAAGTGGAAGTCGTTGGCTAGTGCGGAAATCACGGTGTTTAGTGATCGGGAAATCTCCGTTGAAATATTCGATTCTGTTCGTGGGAAAGATGTCTACATCATCCAGTCAGCTTGTGCCCCGGTCAACGACAATCTCATGGAACTGCTCCTCACGGCAGACGCCGTGAAGCGATCCTCGGCAAGGTCCATTACTGCTGTCATTCCATACCTGGGGTACTCCCGCCAGGACCGTCGTCCTAAATTCCGCAGGATGCCTATCTCCGCCAGGGTTGTGGCTGATATGATCCAGGCATCCGGAGTCGATGCCGTCATCACCGTGGATATTCACGCCGCCCAGATTCAAGGAATGTACGATATCCCGTTTATAAATGTTAGTGCATCCACCCGGTTCACCGCAGACATATACCATCGGTATTTCACCAATAATGTGGTGGTGGTATCCCCGGATGCTGGTGGTGTTGAGCGAGCCCGGTCGGTAGGCAAGCAGCTGGATGTTGATCTGGCAGTCATCGACAAACGTCGCCCCAAAGCGAACGTGTCCGAAGTGATGAACGTCCTGGGTGACGTTGAAGGAAACCACTGCATCCTGGTGGATGACATGATCGATACTGGTGGGACATTATGCAAGGGTGCGGCTGCACTCATAGAGAATGGGGCAACTGGCGTGTCGGCTTACTGTACCCACCCGGTACTATCTGGGAAAGCCGTCGAGAACATCGAAGGGTCGGTCCTCACAGAATTGGTGGTGTCGGATACCATCCCACTCAGTGAAGAAGCCGCTGGAAGCAGTAAAATCCGGGTCGTCTCGATGGCTGAAAGCCTTGGAGAAACAGTGAGAAGGGCACATTCTGGTGAGTCTATCAGCTCGATTTACATGATGGATTAGAAAACAGCCCAACTTCTCCCCCTAAATACTCTACACAGGGTAAATAATCCTTACAAGAGTGTTTAGTGGAGAATAATTACAATGACAGTCAACAGTCTCGCAAATTTCGGTGTTCCAGGTCTTAACGGAGACCGCTCCGCTGTATTGCAACCAATTTTCAGCAACAGATACCGCACGTTGTTTTTCAACTTCGGAATGGGTCGTGAGCCCGCTCCTTATGATATGACCCGCCAGACCCGCAGGATCGGTCGCCCGGAGCTGTCATTCGAAGAGCAGTCCATCTACTCCTACGTGTCCACGGTATATGTTGCTACTCGTGGTGAGTGGAGTGAGCTTACACTGACCTTGTTTGATGACATCACCAACTCAGCCATGCGCCGGGTTCAGAATCAGGTGTCCAAGCAGCAGAATTTCTTTGATCAAACCATGTCCAGGGCTGGTGAGAACTACAAGTTCGAACTCGACCTTGACGTACTGGCTGGTGGCGCAAGCGCCGGTGGTACTGCGGCTGATCCTAACATCATCCAGAAATATTCGTATGCTGGTTGCTGGATCAAGAGCGTTAACCTGGGTGAAATGACCTACGAAGACGCAAACGCAATGGAAATCGAACTTACGATTCGTTACGACAACGTTATCGCATTCGACCAGAACGGCATCCGTATGGGCACATATCGTCACACCGACGAGATTCAGTCCCAGGAAGGTGTTGGTTCATCCGGTACTGGTGCAGGTGGATTCAACATTTCCATCGGCGACAGTGGTGTATCCATCGGAAATGGTTCGTTTGGTCTGAGTGTTGGTGGTGCGGGCGGAGGCTTCGGAATCAACTTCTAATCAAATCAACCTTCGTGCAGGTTGCGGGGCTCCTTCGGGAGCCCTTCTTATTAGCGTTTGTGTTGTAACTGCTTGAGTTGTTCTTTCTTAATAGCACGCTGATTCAAACGGATAGCTTCTTTCTTCTTGAGCCGTTTGACTTCGGAGGGTTTGGTGAAATATCGACGATCAGATAACTCTTTGATCGTGCCGCCATCGAACATTTTCTTCTTTAATTTACGCAATGCACGTTCAACATTACCATTTCTAACTTCGATTTTCATAGTATCCTCATTTTATTAATAATATCGGAG